AGAACCTTACTCGCAAGCGCCTTGTCAATCATTTGGAACACGAACGCTTTATTGCTCGGCATGCCGGCGCCAACCTTGACGGATATATCAAGCGCAATCCGTTTCGTGATACCTTCCGGATGCTTGACGAATTTAGGTACTGTTTCAGCATCGGGATAATCATTCGCGAACTGTTGTTGCCAATCTTCTGATGCCGGGATCAATTGCGGAATCTCGCGTAATTTACTCGCGTTGATGACTTCAAACTCGTTCGGCTTCTCGGTAATCGAGAATACTTCCGTCTCCGTATAGTTCTCCATCATGAGCGTAAGCGCGTACGTGAAGACCTCAGACAACGTTTCTTCTAAGAGAATCTTGTCGTGACTGATGTTCTGCGTGCCTGCTTGCTGGAGCCCTAACGACTCTGTAGCTGTATCCACTCCAGTCTGCTTTACGCCGTTCATCTGATCACTCCAGCGGCTGACAACGACTCTTTCGTACTGTAGCTTCTGGTTACGATGGTTGATGATGTATTGAGGCATCGAAGGCACTTCCATGTACTTCATGCCGTTCATATCGTCCGTTGGAATGCTCAGACCGCCGTCATTCGTGATCTTGTCGGGGTCAATACCACTGCTTGAGCCAACCAAACGCTGCGGGTTACCCGTCAACCGGCCGTTGATAACGATCTGATCCTCGATGTCATCCACCGTATCCTGCACCGGAATAAGGAGCTCGGCCGTTGATTTCGCCCATACCGTTCCTTCTCGGTACATATCCGGAGTAAAGAAGTATGGGAAGCGGTTGTCATCCTCGCAGATTAAGACGTCATCCTCAAGCGTATCCCGGAGAATCACGCCACAAGCGGACATTTCGATTAGCCGGAGGACTTTCTTCTTTCCAACGTCTACACGCTTCTCGTCATCTGCTTTGCTCTCCCCATCCTCACCGGAGTCTGCATCCGGTTCGTCTTCCTCTTCATCCTCGTCCTTCACCCACGCGTGAGTCCAGACAAGGAAATGCAGATAGTGATCGCTCGCAATCTCCCCTCCAGGCCATTCGTCAAACTCACCGAATATGTCCTGGTATTCCATGGGGTAATATCCCGGCGTGATGGCATCGGCTAATTCATCGCCGTATTTATGCCTTGCTGAATCAATCGAACGGTTAATCGACTCGATCATGAACCGTCCTTCTTGAATTTTGTAAATGTCCGTTACCACCGGATCTGGGAATACGTACGCCGGATTAACGGGCTCAATCTCAGCAAGTCCTAAGCCATCGATCGCATCCGGATTGAAAAGTACCCGGAACACTCCGACACCAAACTTCTTACGGCGCCGCTCGTGTACGTCTAGCTTCCTGCGCATACGGTTCTGCTCTTTGCAGAAGTCCATCAGCGTTACTGCTTGGTTTCGGAACGCTAAGTCAGATGGCCCTCTAGCCTTTGCCTCGATGGAGATGTTCTGCTCAACCAAATAAGCAACTTGTCCCTCGATCGTACTGTTCACGATATTAGTCGAGCTCGCCGGGTCCGTGTCACTCTCAGGAGGATGAGCATCACCTTCCCAATACAGGTCAGCGGTCTCCATCTTCTCGAATATGCCGCGTTCATCCTTGTCGAAGTAAGCATCGCGATACCACGTTTGGACTTTCTCGGCCAGTTCCTGTTGTTCAGGGCTCATGACCTCCAACCGTTGCTTCTCGTATTTATTCTTTGGTTCATCGAATGTATTGTTGATGTCCTTGTTAGCCAACCGTTCTCACCTCCGAACAACAAAAAAGCGCCCTTCTCAGGCGCTAATCTCTTGTGTCTATTTCGTCTGCCATGCTTCCCTTGCCCGGACGCACCGGAGCGTATAGCCCTTTGCTCGTCTTAAATTCGTCGTAAGCTGTTGTCTGCGTCTTGCCCGGGTGACGGAAGCTTGGTCTCGTACGCTTGACCAGTATCGTTTGTTGCTCGTCAGGAGGTCGTGAATGCGGTCTGCGGAGCTTCAACTTCTTCCGGAACATTACTCCTGTGCCGAACATTACAACTCCGTACAGGATTAATAGAATCGTTGTAGTCACATCGATCATTTAGCATCGCCCCCAGTCTCGGTATACGTACCAACAAACCCGCACTTCAGGCAGCGCCACATGTACATTCGGACCGGCTTAGTAGATGGCGATCGGAAGAACCCGGAATCGTTCTTGGATCGTTCCGTATCAGTTGATTTGCATGAGGGGCATTTCTCCATCATTTCAGCCTCCGGATTTCTTTTTTGTTGTATCCCAAATCCTCTAACTCGCTCGGCGTGTAGAATCCATTCGCCTTAAGTGGTTTCCTCGCCGGCTTGCTCGGATGTTTACGCATAACGCAGAAATAACGCAATGCGTCAGGCGCATGCGTAAGTTCGTGGGGCTCTGTTGCTACGTCGTTCGGGTCCCTCTCATCCCGCTGAAGCTGCGGCAGTGTGCGTATTAGATTGACGCAATTACTGAATATCCTTATCCTCGCTTTAATAAGCATCTCGCCAGTTTGCTCGTCCTCTACTTCATATGGAGCTAACCACTCTTTTAGGTTCAGCCACCCTTGCACCCGGTCGTTATCCGCCTTCTGCAGCACAACACCATTCTCCCGGAAGATATCTACCGCACTCTTGCCGGTATCCTGGCGCCGGTTCCAAAGATCGGGCGGAGCATATGATAGTTTAATCGGCTCGTTCGTCATGTCAACGATTCGTTTGGCCGCCTTGCTGATGATCAGATCAGGCTCATACAATTCTTTGTACACGTATATATTCGTCTCAGTGTCGACCGCGGCCCAATATGCTGCTGTCATATCAAGACCATAGTCGAGGAATCTGAATCGTTGCCAGTGCTTCGGAAGGACAAAAGGCTCAACCACGTGAACGCCATGGTTGAACTCTTTAAAGAATGTACCGGCCGGCTTAACGAACTTACCTTCAGCAAGCATCTCGTACATTTGCGGATCTGTTTTTTTCAATTCCTCGATATCCGCTCTTTGTTCTTGTGTCAGGTAAGGGTTATCCCAATGCACAGACACAACAACCATACAGGGAATCGTTACAATCTCACCTTCCAAATCAACCTCAATGTTCTTTACAAACACTTTCGGCCTGCCGTCTTTGAATCTCTCGTAGACGATATCCGGCTGTTGCTGGAAGAAATATTGATTTATAAAGCTATCTGAATTTATCGGGTTCAACGTGAGGAATAACTGCCTGTCCTCCTCGTTTCCCCCTCTAAGTTGCATTCTTAGTGCTTTGAACTGCTCATAGGTTATATTCTCTGCTTCCTCGTACCAAACGGCTGTAACCTCGTTCAGTGACTTAACTTGTTTTTGTTGCTTTTTCGAGTGGTAGCCTTTGAATATAACGTTGTTCCCTGTCAATTCATGCGTTATCTCTGCAGGCTGCTTAGTGGATGCAATCACACCATCCAAACAAAATTCCTCTGCTCGCTCCTCTATGCCGTTCTTAACGCCTTCACCAATATTTGTTTCAACATCCTCGATAACTAGCAGCTTATACTTTTGCTTGTTATGAATGTTGGTTACGGCTAGTTGTTCCATAAAAAAAGATTTACCCGAATTCCGCCCACCAACCATGATGTTGATTGGGTAGTTCTGCGTTAGAACGTAGTCGTAATAAATAGGGATTATTTCGATTTCGTTTACAGCGCTCATTAGCGATCCGCTCGTTTTAAAATAATTTGCGGAACTTTAGAAATCTCAAGCTCCACGTCTTGTTTATCTCTCCATTGCTTCGGCTGTCTATTCTTCAACCATGCCATCGCTGCCCCGGTATCCGGTGGGTAATGTTCGACATAATCTTCAGTGATGATCTCGCCCTGGTGCTGAAATATTTTCACAGCCTTATGGCTATATCCTTTGGCTCTATGGAACAAAGCATGAGCAATCTCAGCATCAGCAACTTCCTTTCCCCTTTTTATGGACTCAAGAAACTCGGGATGTGTCTGTTTCCATGCGTTTATTGTCTGTTCCGATGTACTGAAGAACTCTGCTAGTCTCGCATCTGTTGCCCCGAGAAGACAGAACTTATACGCCTGTTCCGCATATTCAGATTTGTACTTACTCGGTCTAGCCATCTTTATCACCCCCATTTTTCCGGAATATGTGACACCAATACGAAATCTTTCTGAAACTCAACTAGAGCTATCGGCAAGTCGTTCGTCTTGATGGTCAGATACGTCCTAAAGTGTATCTTGTTATCTATCAGTACTAGTCGGACGTTTGGATCGTAAACGCTGCCGACAATAGTTTTATATAACATCAATTGCCCTATAGCTCCTACTTGGAGCGATGGGGACGTTTGTGGATTCCGCTCGTTTTTCTTTTTCACTTCAAAAATTGTGATGCTCCTGTCGGTATGCTGGACCAACAAGTCGATTATGATTTGAGTGTTGTCGAATCTAAATTTCTTTTGTCTCAGGACAACTCTCTTAGGAGGTAATCCCATACCTTCAAGAAAATCATCTATGTGTTCCAGTATGTGAGTTTCAAATTCGCTCTCATTCCCGACGAACTCCCATTTAAGTTCTTCCTGCAGCATTATCCTCACTTCATCATCACTCAACAACTTGCTATCCGATCGCAACATGCCAACACCCCTTACGCATGACTAACGATTTCTTTCGCCGGCCCCCGCAAAAACCGCCAACGGTACCAACACAAAAAGCAGATAAGCGCCTACGATGTACAGTATCGTGTAGATCATGGGAATACCCTCTCGCCCGGCATATACCATAGTCCATTCTGAGCTCTGAACATCACTGGTTCATCACAATGCGTACAGGTTATCTCGTCAAACTCGTTTAGGTTGCTTTCGCTCACCATAACCTTTTCCCGCAATGGTTTGCTACTGCGAAGTAAGTGATCAATTCCAACTTCACTCTTTGTTTATTAGTCGTGTTGTATCAATCACTCCCCCATAAACAGAAAAAGGAACCGTGTACGCGGCTCCCTCTCTGAGTACTGCTATGGTACTGTATCTATGATAAGCGAATCGACTCGCTTGTCACCAATGTCGCTTGGAATAGTCAGGGGGTTCGAACCCTCGAGTATGAACTACCGTTTCCGGCCTATGCGCTCGCCTTCTCTGGCACTATCCCAAGCTTATGTGATTCGCACGTAGGCGATTGTCACCTTATTCAGCGGCCACCAGGCGAATGGCGAAGGTGACCGCATTAGAAATGGCGTGGACAACGACTGCGCATACAGCTATCAATTGCCCATTCGCCAGTTTCCTATATTGCTATTATACAACGTGATACCCGTCAAAAAACCGCCAATAAACCGTCACCTATTTTATTCCCTCGCGTTCCAGTTTCTCGCGTATGGCGTCCAGAATGAATTTGCTCCGATCTTCGTAACCGGCATCAGTCACCAACTTCGTCAGTTCATCGCGGTAACCTTTTGGCACCCTGACCTTTACTTCGTCATAGTTGGTTGTGTTGTACCTGTCTTTGGCCCTGGTCGCAGGCGTCCCCATAGTCTCATCACCTCACACTATACTATACCAAACACGCGATACTGTGACCAGTACAAAAAAATATTTGCACAGGGTATTGACACATGTACTGGGCACAGTATATTATTAAGCCATGAGAACGGCGCGGTTGCAAAATGGCAACGGTCGACAAGGGGACGATATCAATGATCAAATTCAACGCACTGGCTACTCAGGTAAACTACATCCAAGCAACTCGCAAACTGGTCGATCAATTCATCGGTATGGGCCGCTTTGCAGAAGCTCAAAAGGAAATGACTCTCCTGGTCGAAGCTCAACAACGCCTTAATGATCTGTACGACCGCATGAGCGCTGAACCAACTGAAGCGCCGAAGACTGCAGTCGTAGAAGAAGTGGTAACTGAAACTCCTGTTAAGCAACCGATTGTACAAGTATTCTACGAACGTGGATACAAATGGACGGTCGACATCAAAGGTAGCGACGAGAGCATTGAATGCGACCTTAACAAGGCTGAGGCTGTTTCCCTGGCGAAAAGAGTGGCTGCTCGGATCGGTGCCAAACTCGAAATTCAAACACTTACTCGTGAAGAAAAGAAAGCAGCATTCGTCGATCGTTGGGATCACGCTAAGGCAACCGGCCAAACAGCACTTAAATTCAGATAGGGGCTACAGCCCCTGAGGAGGATAAACGATGAACCCAAAATACTACCCGCGACTACGTGAAAGCTCTGAAATGGCCGCTCAAGCCCTGCCGCAAATTAGAGTTATGGTTGCATCAGCAAAGCGCATCGAGGATCTGATTGTGCCAGTCTACAACGCGCTCGATAATATCGGGATTGATGCAGGAGAGAAGCTACGCGAGGTTGCCATGGTTCTATTCAACGGAATGTACGTCGAGGTCAATAATTATTACAACAGCCCACCGTCCTAATGGATAGTGGGCCTTTGTTTATGATATGAGTGCCTTATCATGTTGCTCGATGTGCACGGCCTTGGTAAATCTCAACGCATCTGTCAGTTTCGACAAGGCCCGTTTGTGCTGGCGCTCCACCGTCCTCATGCTGAGGTTGCGTTGATCCGATATCTGCCGCAGCGTAATGTCGTGTATCCACTTCATACTGATAACGGTCCGCTCGTCATACGTTAGAAGCTCCAGCGCGCCCTCTACGTCTTCTACGATTCGCTTGTACTCTGTATAGTCCAAGTAATCTCGGAAGCTCGTATGCCCCATGTCAGCCGGTTTACCTACGAGATCGAAGAACCTCTCCGGCGCTCCTGATCCTCCAGGCATGCCGCTGTAGTTCGCTATCCCTGCGCTTGGAACAGGTGCATGTCGTTCGTAACGCGATATAGCGTACTTGTATGCGGGGATCGCCTTTAATGTTTCGGTGATCTGTTCCCTGTTCATGCTGGTTACCTCCTTATGCTAATTTTTCTTATTGATCGTGAACCTACCAATTCGGATTCCTTTGCCCGAGTCGATACGAATTACGACATAAAACAGCAATACGATAGCACCGATGAACACCCATTTCATTCGTATCACTCCCTTGTTAAATCAAAGGGAACCATGTTACTGGCTCCCCCTAAACCTCAGTCTGTTTCCCGTTTATTTCGCTTAATCGTAATTGGACCAATGGTCATTTCGTCCTTAACGAATATCACAATCGCGGCACCTATCAGAAGTAGTCCGATTTGCAATCCTGCGAATACGTAGCCCATTACGCCACTTCTTTAGCCGGCTTTCCGTACACCACGCGCTCAAGCTCCGCTAACCGTCTTTCCGTGCGCTGTTCGAATGTTTCGCCCACCACTTCCGGTATATCGGAGTTTCCTTCCATTCCACCGATTGACTCTTCCTCCGGACGAAAGTCTAAGCTCGGCGCTTGGGGATAAGAAAGCCCACCGTCTGCAACGTCAGTTTCAACAGCCTCGCCGGGAAACGATCCGGTGCTTTCGCTTCCTCCCTGATAGGCGGGAACCTCGGGGGCCCATTCTTCTTTGAGCTCGTCACGTTTAACCATCTCGAACGTTCCATCAGACTTGATAGCCTTTAGTACGCTGCCCCAGTCTTCAACTTTCGTGAACAATTTCTTGATCTTTCCATTTATTTCCTCGGCTTCGTTCGGCGAAACGTCGATGATCGATTGAGCTTGGCGTTCTCCGTATACCTTTGCCTTTTGATAATCGTCGATTTGATCGTTGAGCCTGGCGATCTCCTTGTCCTTCTCTTCGATCTGAGTGACGGCGTTGTTGAGTTTGGAAGATAAATCGGCGTTCTCAAGGTTGAGCTGGAACACCCTCTCCCTGAGCTCACCATTTTGGTTGTATACCTCGTCCCGGAATTCAGAGACTGTTGTTAGTTCCTTTTTCGCCACTGCTAACTCAGTCGTAACAGTATCGATTTGTGCTTGGATCGCGGCAACCTCCGCATCCGTAGCTTCACGCATTTTATCATTCTTAGATTTCGCCTCGGCCTCCACTTGCTCCAACTCAATCGCATGTTCACCCAATCGTAGACGGCGATCCGCTATGACGATATCCTTGATGATTGCGATGAACTCCGGAGGGATCGGGTCAAGATCCACGCCAGAAATGGTGAACGGCACGTCTGCGTTTACCTTCTCCTCGATCTTCTCCTGCTTCTCCAACTCGGCGATTAGAGACTGCTTCTCTCTGATCTGCGCGTCTACCCCTTCGATGCTGATTTGGATCTCGCGGTAAGCATCCGGGCCCGTTGTATTTTGGAGGCTCACGTCCATTTCATTCCGTTCCCGAATCAGTTCGTTTATCTCGTCATTGAGCAGGTTAATTTGAGTCATGCTAACCCTCCATTAGTCCATATTATTCTTAGTACATTATAACACAAAACCCTTGATACTACTAGGTTTATCGCCATTTCGTCGGAATATTCAATCTTTATTTTTCGTACATTTGTCCATGTGGTGGGGTCTCTCAAATTTGGTCCTCCTTGGTGCGTATTATCGTCGAACTGCGACACTATTTTAGAAGTTCTTTTGCTTTTCCGATGAACCTAATCGCGTTTTGGATATAGAAAACTCTATTGTCGTTACTTCCAGTCGTTAGTGCATAATGCAAATCGTCGATAGCTGCATCTAACTTTTCCGAACAGTTCTTGTAATCACATTTTGACATCCTTATACCTCCCTTCATGTCGCACTATATGGATCAACTACGGCATTTCCCCGAAATATCCGTTTATCGCCTGCATCTTGTCCGATTTCGGCACTGTTTTACCTTGTTCCCAGTTGAGTATTGTTCGATCCGTTACGCCTAACTCTTCAGCTAGCTTCTCCCTACTAATTCCCCGACTCTTTCGATTGGCTGATATCCACATACCTAGCATGTGCATTTAAACGCCTCCAATCGCCTCGTATGGACGTTCTGACTTTATCTCGCATATTTTATCCACCAAACTATCAACGCGCTTCTACGACTCTCTCAGAGCGTCTGGATGGCACTCTGATAGGTGGAGTGTAGTATATCGGCATTCCCCACTCGTCAAACGCCATTAAAACGTTACCGACTCGTTCCCACTTTGCTGGTTTCTTCATGCAATCTCCTCCATGTGCACCAGAATGTACGGCTGCTTGCAAATTCCGCCTTGCTCGACTGTGAATGATTTTATGTGGTCGAAATTATCTCGCGGCAATACGCCGGCCGATACGAGTCCGTCATTTATGAATTTTGCGCAACATGCGTAGTTGTCGGGATCGTGCTCCCGTTTGTCCTTGAACCAAAACTCGTATCGCTGCCGAATCTTGGCCATCGGCTTGATCTTCTGTTCCCGGACCAGGAATCGCACGATCGTTTCCCATTCCTTTTTCTGCTTGTCCAGTTCGCGATAGTGCATGTTGCGGTAAATGTTGAGGTTAGGCGGCATGTTGTTTACTCGTAGCGTCTGCACCCTACACCTCCTGCTCTAATATGACCTCTATGTCGATGAAACAGCTTTTCAACTTCTGCCTCCGCCTTACCGCCTCTTCCGCCGATAGCGTTTCTTTGCTTACCCATTTGCCTATTCTGATTCTCCAGCCGGTCACGAGGCATCTCCCCCATCCGGTCTGTACGATACGAGACTCTTAGCTTGACGCTTTCTTTCTTCGGGGCTTAACGGGTTTTTGTTCTTTGCCTTCTTGTATCCAGTACCAAATGTGCTTGTTTTGATTCCTCTTGGTTTCATGGGGTCAGCTCCTTAAAAATAGATTTATACGGCTGCCGCTTACGCTAGGCAATGCGGTCGTTTCGAATGCCTACCGGCCAATGAGTTCCCATCCCTTTTCTGTCAACCATCCAGTGCGGAGGGATACTCCGTATTCGATATATCCACGGTCATTAGCGCGTTCCATTGCTCTGTAACACACTTTGAATGGTTCGCCTGTTCGTCTCATCAGGATGTCGTAAGGGAATTCTAAAGCAAACCGGCTACGGTCCATGTAAGCCATGCACACCATTTCGTCGGTTACGTCTTTCCTTGCCACTCCCCACTCCCTCCCCTCAAAACCATGGTGGATAGGGCGGAGTCAACTCGAATGAGCATCTCCTTATGATATTGCGAGTCCGATAATCCGCTTTTTTCAGAGTCGAAGTTTGACCTAATCCACTCCAGCGCTTCCTTCATGGTTGTGTTCTGATGTCGGAGTACAGCATTTACAGCTCTGTGCTCATCATTCCGCTTGACGTGAGACCGCATTTCCTTTGCGGCTTGCTCCAGCGTCTGTTGTTGACTCTCTACCGTATCCAGCAGAAACTCCAGCCAATCATCTGATTGGTCGATGTCACGGGTGATGTATTCCGATAGGTTGTCAGCGCGTTTCTTTGCCTCCCAAATCTCCTGTAGCTTATCCATTGGCTTTCCCTCCCCTCAAAATGGCGATGGTGGTTATATCCCTTATCTGCTGCTCGGAAACCATATTATTCGGCCTCGCTTTCGCTTAGTATTGCGGTCGAATCGGTCGCCTGACGGCCTATGAGTTCTGGATTCTCGTAAATGTTACCGACCACTGCAAACACATCATTCGCCCAACATGACCATCTGCTTGACTTGCCAATCGCCCACCATCCATGGTTTGACCATTCAATTACAAAGTGATTGCCGTCCCTTTCAACGACATCTCTCTCCCAAATATCCACTCCATTTTTATCCCGAAGTCCTGTCCATTGAACTACCGTTCCGCATCCATCATCGAAATTCAGCCATTCACCGCGATCCTCGCAATATACAGAGTGGCAAATGTAATCATTGCCTTCGCCGTCACATCCCACCATCACCCTGTCGTACCACTTCTTATGGTTCTTGTCGTAAGCCCTAAACTTGAATCTCACGCTTATTCCTCCTTGGTTTGCTATGTGTCTCCGTATACTGGGGAAACCCTGGTTCGGCCCCCGTTTACACTGGGATTATTCTGTCGATAGATGTCCTTCGGCCTTGTGCATCATTTCGTCGAACTTTTCATCAAGCGCTCCAGTTCCAGAGCCCTTGTTGCCCTTTTACTGGTATTGGTTCAGTTAACATTTTCACATCATCAAGTTCCCACGCATACCTACCTTCTTCGTAAAATCCAAAATGCAATTCAGGTCTGTCTATGTGGATTACAGATTCGGCATCGTATACGTCATCACCACGACCGGAAATGTGAATGCCGTGGTCTATCGTTTTGTAAATCATATGACAACCCACGAGATTCGCTGTCGCCACAATCGAACCTGTAGTCATTCGGTTCAGCGCTCCCGCTGGAATGTCAAAGTAATTGTAAAATGCATCATAAAGCGAAATTTGAGCCTCATAAGGCAACGTGTTAATCGTGTCATGTGGGTTTTTCTTTCCCGCATGTATCGCTATTGGACCACGATAGTTTGTTTTCCAACCTCTCGTTTCAAAACGTTTTGCTCCAATAGCGATCAATCCCGCCCATGGTTGATGTATCGTGATTGCTTTCATTCGTCCTCGTCCTCCTCGTAAATTTCGTCCAACGGCACCATCGCGCCGCAGTCATCACACTCGTAAATTCCCTGATTCCAATGCTTCATGTCGCCGCCGCAGGCTGGACAAATGTCTTCTTCCATCGCATTCACGCCGCTTCCTCCCTCTCCCCAGGACTACCTGAGCTGTTTTAGTTGGTATTCCAACCTTCTGATCTGCGTGCGCATCAACTGTCTCTCCGTGTTGTTGTGCGCCTTGTCCATGTTCGCTGATATGTTTGCAATCTTCTGAACAATCATGTCGTGTTCGTTCATGCCTCTACCTCCCTATATTCCTAACACTCTGAATATCTTGCCAGCGTGCCGACTAAACGTGTCCATGTCGCCCTGCATGATCTTCGTCATTTCGTATGGGCTGGCGTGTATTGCACTAGCAAACTGTCCTTGATTCATGCCGTTTTCAGACATGAATGTTTTGATGCGTTGCTGTATCCTCATGCCGCTGCTCCCTTCGCCTCTAATTCGGCTAATTTAGCGTATAATAAGCAATAATCGTTGCCACAACGCAATTATCTTCTCGGTCTTCGTGCATGAATGATGTTACGTTTTTGACTTCAAATCCCGGTTCTTTTTCTTCCATGTGCTTTGCCCAAACATCAAAGAAACAAGTCGCATCGCTTGGACTTCCTGAAAAGTGTTTCGTCC